GGTCCCTCATTTTATACTTTATTGGGCTTATTAAACCGTCTAGTTTATGTAACTAATAGTGCTTCTAAATTATATTTTTTAGTAACTTTTTCAAAGTCTCTAACATTTCTAGCCTTATCTATATCGGCTAGTATTGTTCTTTTTGCCAAGGAATTTTTTACTTGAAATAGCGGAGAACTAACGACAACTTTACGCATACTATCTTTAACTTCGTCAAATGTAGTATCATCAGCCATTAGAGAAAGTAAATTTCCGGCTAATTGTGAAGTTGACCTTTCTTTAACGTCAGTTTCTTTAACACAGTTTGGAACGGTTTTACCTTTGAGCTTTTTAGAACCCACCATCTTATACCCTTTCCAACATGGATCATCTTTCATTTTTACAAATTCTGCAAATGTTTTCAACTTACTTTCCTTCAAAATAAATTATAATTTATTCCAGACAATTTGCTGTCTGGTTTTTCCTAATTTTATCATCTTAACCAACTGGTCAAGGTCTTCAAAATTTTGTATCTTTTCGTATTCACTAAATGGTCTAACATTTGGTAGCTGATAACCATCGTTAATTAAACCATTGGCTTTATCAATCACACTAACCAATTTATCTTTATGAAATAGTTCAGATTTTAACTTGGTAACTTTAATTACAAAGCCATTAACCAAGATAACATCTTCAGATTCAGATTTTCTATTGGCAACCGTTTTTAATTTTTTAATATATTCAGATTCAAATCGCTTAGATGCTTCATTTAAGCTGTGTTTTAATTCAATGAATGATTTCAATTTATATTACCTACTTCTATTTATACATAAACTGGAGGAATAACCCCCAGTTTATGATTTTATTTTAAGCTAATAACTGCCATTTTTCTTTTTCTTCATTTCATCCATTTTCTTTTTCTTCATTTCGTCCATAGATTCTTCATCATCTTCATCTTCATCTTCATCATCTTCAGCCATTTTCTTTTTCTTCATTTCAGCCATGCGTTTTTTCTTTTTCATTTCTTCGGACATTTCATCATCGTCTTCATCATCATATTCTTCATCCATATCATCATCACACGACTTTTCTTTCATATTTTTTGATATAGCTTTACGCCTTTTTGCTAGATATTCATCAGATTCATCTTCATCACCATCGTTGTCAATATCACCATCAGCTTTACCAACTGGATCTAATTTCTTTTTCTTATCGGCTTCGATTAAGTCAAGTGCTTCTTGCTCTGCTACGAACTGGTCAAATGTTTTCATATTTTTAATTCCTGTAAATTTTTCTCGAATAAGCTTATGACTCATATCACTTTCCGCTACGTACTCATGTTCATCAGATTCAGAAACTTTTACAAATTCCTTTTTAGCTTTACCATCAACTTTTGACATTGATACTTTATATTTACCAGATTTAAGACCTTCTTGTTCAGTTTCTTTCCATTGAGTAGCATTGTCACCACTATTCATAAATTTCCGCATCTGGTCATTCGATTTAAATGCCTTTACAATAACCCTATTAGCTATCGCTGAACCTTTATCTTTAGACATTGACTTAAAGATGGAATGTGAATTGACATTTTCATCAATATTATCTTGTTCTACTAAGTACTGGTCAAACGTTTTCATATTTTTAATTCCTGTAAATTGATTGTTTAACGCTTTCATATAAATCATCAAGCGTAGTGCTGTTTTCAATAATTTGCTCATTTTTAAGTGGTTCAATACCTACTTCTGTAATATGAGTATCAGTACTATTTATACACGTTCTATTAACGTGCAAGATATTAGCTTGCATTGCCCTAAACATCTGTATTTCATGCGATTGTCTACAGTCAGTAACTATAAAATATTCATAAATACCCTTCTGTAGTGATTTAAGCCAAACATCAAGCATGAAGTTTAGCCAGATATCCTTACCCAATACATTACATCCAATATCAGTACCGACAATTTGCATTAGTTGTCTCATACTGAACCCATCATTCTTATTATACTCTACAGAAAGACCTCTCATTAGTTCTGATACAGCCTTAGCACCTAATTCATCCTGTAAGTCTCGTCCGATAACCTTAAATCCCATAGATATAGATTTTATAACTACGTTAAAATCTATATCTAAAATAGCTTCCCGATCAATATTTTCATTTGTTCCATCGAACGCATCATAATCTAAATAACCTTGATTAGTCTTTATTCCAGAGAATCCAGCCGCTAGTGCAACTTTAACCGGATAAGCTAAACCATAGGAAATAGATGGGTATAATGATTTAACCATTGCCGCTACTGTATCCTTACCGCTTCGTTTTTTCCCACATATACATAGTGTCTTCACAATATAAACCTCTTAGTTGATTATAGTTCGATAATTATACCATTATTATTTAGTAAAAGTAAAAAATATAAATTTATTTTACGAAAGTGTTTACTATCGGCATTTTTGTATGCTACCCTAAATGCACTTCAGCCGCCAGATGATTATATAATTATTTATATAGTAATTAGAAACAAAAATGTTTTATGGAATGAACGAAGTGAATGTAATTTCACCGTTAGGTGAATCTATGATTAAATTAATTATTAAATAATGTTTACTATTTAAATTATTCGTGCTACCCTAAATGCACTTCAGCCGCCAGATGATTATATAATTATTTATATAGTAATTAGAAACAAAAATGTTTTATGGAATGAACGAAGTGAATGTAATTTCACCGTTAGGTGAATCTATAATCTATATAATACCAAAATGACCTGTTTAATCTGTTAATATATTCTAAAGGAATTAAACAGGTCGTTTCACGAATCACCTAACGGTGAAAACTAGTTGAGATTAAAATATGAAGTTAGACGAAATAAAATTACTTATAGAAGAAAAGTTGTATATAGATCCAGAAAAGATCGAACATGAATTACTAGATAATTGTTTAAGGCATGGTAGATTTATTAATATGTTGGCTGATCACAGGATCGAAAGTAAGATTCTAGTCAATAAATTAGCTATAGCAAAACGTAAAAGTTGGATGTTTTATAGTGGTAGATCTGACGAACCGTATGAATTTGTATTAGACAAAACCGAAATAAAGATGATGTTAGATACCGATATGAATTTGATCAGGATTCAATCTCAAATAGATATGAACGATATTAAAGTTAAACAGATAGAAGATGCATGTAAATCATTTATCAATAGAGGTTTTAATTTAAAGTCGGCTATAGAAATGCGGAAAATTGAATTAGGCTTAATGTGAATTTAATCATAGCGGGTGGTAGAGATTTTATCGATTATGAATTATTGAAGTTTGAAGTTGATAAATTTATAGCTGAAACTTATTGCCCATTTGATGTTATTATAGTATCCGGTCATGCATTAGGCGCTGATACTTTAGGCGAAGATTATGCAGATGAAAATGGTCTACAAAAAATAATTAAGAAAGCAAAGTGGAAAAAGTATGGACTTTCGGCGGGATTTAAGCGAAACTTAGAACTTGCCGATAATGGTTCCCACTTAATAGCATTTTGGGATGGATTATCGGATGGTACTAAAAGTATGATTGATATTGCGAATGAACGCGGAATTGAAACCAGAATAATTGGATATACATTATGAAAATAAGTAAGTCGAACACATACACCCTAAACCATATGGGTAGAAGAAGAGAGAAATATCGAGTGCTGAGTGCCGTAACATGCGGTGGTGATATTATGAAGCAAGTAGGCAATACCTATCAATTCGGTACTCTTGGTATAGCCGGTAATTGGGCAGAACGTAGCCCTATCAAAAAAGGTCGGGAATACAACACGTATTTCATTATTGACAAATGATTAATATTATTAACATATCTAATCAGGAAATACCGAAAAGTAATTATTTTTATTGTGGTAGAGGTTCACCAGTTGGTAATCCTTATACAATAGCTGTAGGGAATACAAGAACGCAAGTCTGTAATAACTATGAATTGTGGTTTAATAAAGAACTTAAAGACCCAGATAGTAAGTTCAGTAGGTATATTGGATATATGGTAGCATTGCATGAGTATGACGATATTACATTAGGTTGCTATTGCTTTCCAAAAAAATGCCACTGTGAGACAATCAAAACGCATGTGGAGCGTATTAACAATTTTAATTTATTAGGCGTATAAATGACTTGCTCTTTATATTAAGTATGGTAATATAGGTACTCAGTTAGGCAATACAGCAACTAAGCGGAAAATATATTATGAATCCATTGAGAAAATTTTTAGTTGAAATACTTTCACAATACGCCGAATATTTACGTTCATCCGACCCAAGTGGTCGAATCCTTCACAGTCATTTATCAGCACACGCCGCCGTAATATCAGAACAATCCAAGTACGATATTGCGGTTGAAATTAAAGAAGCATTATTCATTGTTGAAAATAAATACCTAATTACACTAGATTAAGCGAGAAATATATTATGATTATAAAAAGTGAAATTTCTGAATATGACAAAAATGTTACAGTTTACAGTTTCGAAAGTCGTGGTACTGATTACACCATATTTCAAAAGCCGAATGAGTTTGAAGTGTGGAGTCAAAGAAAGTCTTTGTCTTTTAATCCAAAAATTCGATTCTTCGATAACCTAAGTGAATTATCGAAAGTTTCGAAAGTCTTTAAAGAATTAGCGGTGTTGATAGCCGCATAGGAAAACAAATTATGAAAGAATTACCAGAACTTGCAACCGATTATGTAGATTACGATGGTTTCAAATTAACCGGATTAGAACGTGCGGCGATACGTGCGATAAATATACCAACATGGAAACCTTATATTTATGAACATGTTTCAAATGGCGTACTTATTGTAGGTTGCCTAACTACGACTTATAAGAAAGGTAAGCGAAAAGGTTCAACCAAATTCCTCACAAAAGAAGAAAACCAGAAAGTCATTGTTACACCAGAAATGCAAAAATCTGAAGGCGCAATATACTTATGATAAATTCAACTAATAATGAATTCGTAATTGTAATTAATCCAAGTTATAGGTACAATCGTGCTTCTAAATATAAAGATGTTTCTGTAGTTAAGCGGAATCACCCATTTAACAAATTTAAAATGAAGGATAACAGAAATTTTAAAAATTAAATAACTCTTGACAAAAATCTGAAAATATATTATTGTACTAATTCCCTAGCAAAAAGTGAGAATTAAATTATGAAATATTATATTGTTGAATCGTTACAAAATAAACGTGGAATCTGGGTTTCAGAAGATGATCTTAAAGATACAATTAAGTTTGACTTCGCGGGTCATAAGGGTGTTCGATATTATGAAATAAGTAAAGAACGGTATTATCAGCTTATTCATGGTGAGGTGCAAATATAATGACAAATTTTAGTAAATTTAGAAAGTCTAACAACAGGAATCACAAAAAATGAGTGAATTAAAACATGGCATATTCATACACGAAATAACTGATAAACATGTGTGGCTAGTTTATTATCATAAGGGTAAAGCTATATACAAACAGCCTATGGCTCAAACATTTAGAGACTTCCTAAGTGTAGAATATCAACAAGATATTGATAGTGGCGAAGTAGCTAAAGGATTTAGACCAGAATTTGCATTTGCGGCATTGCGATTGGGTGATGCTATTGACAAAGAATTAAAGAAGGCTTAGTATACCTATTCCTTAACAAGTGAGAATTAAAATTATGGCTATATTTGACAAATGGCATGATAACCCACCATTACCATTCAATCCGGATTATCGACCTTATGCCGATAGTTTAACTACCGATGTTGTTGCCGCTTTAGAATCCGATGGGGTTTATGACAAATACACTCTAAAGGAGCGACAAGATAACGATTTTTTCCGTAAGAAATGGGCTGAATTAAAACCCGCATACGAAGCCGAATACCAACGGCGATTAGAATATTTAAACAATAGCACCGCGATCATTCCGGCTGGCTACTAAGGAAATATCATGTACTTAAACTTAAATGAAAGTGAAGCAAGATTATTATTAAGACTTACATCCGGTGATACGCTAAGTTCAGCTGAAAACCGTGAATTAATTCCAGTTGTTCTATCTATTGAGTACGACCTAAAAAATGAGCTAGAAGCCGCAAGCTACCATGGATAAATATGATATAGAATGGATGGGTTCATATATCTGGACTGATCGAATTTTAAGGAAATAACTATGCGACCACAAATATTACACGATTATATTATTAAACCAGTACTTGCTCAAATGGGTAGTCGATACAATACAAAAGCCGCAAGGCAGTTGTTGTTAGCTACATCGGCGCAAGAAAGCCATTGCGGTTATTATGCAAAGCAAGTTAGAGGTCCAGCACTTGGACTCTTTCAAATGGAAAAGCCAACGCTGAATGATCTTTATGAAAATTATTTACACTTTCATCCAAGCCAAGAACGTATAGTGGAAAATTTTAACATTATCAACATATCAGATAAAATTGAACTTGTTGGTAATAATTACTATGCTACCGCCATTGCTAGAATGCAATATTGGCGAGACAGTGAACCTATGCCAAGATTTAACGACTTTGATGCTATGTGGGAAATGTATAAGCGAGTGTGGAATACGCATCTTGGTAAAGCCACATTGCATGAATTTGAACAGAATTGGATTAAGTATGTAGCAGATGTTGAATTTTAATCTAATGCAAGGTGATTGCCTTGAACGTATGAAGGAAATAACAGACGGCTCGGTTGATATGATTTTGACAGATCCCCCTTATGGTACGACTGCATGTAAATGGGATTCTATTATACCATTAGAACTTATGTGGGAGCAGTTAAAGCGCGTTATAAAACCTGACGGTGCAATAGTTATGACAGCTACACAACCTTTTACTAGTAAATTAATAAGTTCTAATTACAAAATGTTTAAATATTGTTGGGTATGGGAAAAATCTAAAGCAACTGGACATCTTAATGCCAAGAAAAGACCACTAGTTAAGCATGAGGATATTGTAGTTTTTTATGGGAAACAATGTACATATAACCCTCAGGAATTACTTAAAAAAGACTTTCCTACAATCTCAAGAGGCGGTAGGGGTAGTAAAGGGGTTGGATCGAGTGGAGAGTGTTACGGACTAGCAAATAGGGATGCTATTCAGACTCACACAAACTACCCTTTATCAATAACAAAACATACAGTAGATAGTAAGGCTAAATTTCACCCAACTCAAAAACCTGTGTCGCTAATGGAATACCTAATCAAAACATACACTAACGAAAGCGAATTGGTTTTAGATTTTACAATGGGTAGTGGAACAACCGGAGTTGCGGCAAAAAATCTAAACAGACCATTTATTGGAATAGAGTTAGATCCGGATTATTTTAAAATAGCCAGTGATAGAATAAATCAATATTCGATTGATGATTTTATATGATTAATCTAATGCAAGGCGATTGCTTAGAACGCATGAAAGAAATTCCAGACGGCTCGGTTGATATGGTTTTGGCTGATCCTCCTTATGGTACAATCGGGTGTAAGTGGGATTCAATTATAGACTTAGATTTAATGTGGGAACAGATACGCCGCATTATAAAAGGCAACGGTGCAATAGTACTATTTGGATCACAGCCATTTACCACTAAACTTATAAGTTCTAATTACAATATGTTTAAATATTGTTGGGTTTGGAAAAAGAACTTCAGTACTAATTTTCTTCATGCCAAACGTCAACCGTTAAGGAATACGGAAGATATTGTAGTGTTCCATAATGGTTCATCTTATTATTACCCAATAAAAACGGATGGACATACACCTACACAAAGCGCAAAGGGCTCATCATTGGGAAAATTGTGGCATGGAGAAAATAAAAGAAATTATGAAGGTGGTGATACGACTAGATTTCCTAATACTATCATAGAAATTAATGCAGAACCACAAAAGCGTAGATTACACCCAACACAAAAACCTGTAGAGTTGATGGAATACCTAATTAAAACATACACCAACGAAGGTGAAACCGTTTTAGACTTTACAATGGGTAGTGGAACAACCGGAGTTGCGGCAAAAAATCTAAACAGACCATTTATTGGAATAGAGTTAGATCCGGATTATTTTAAAATAGCCAGTGATAGAATAAATCAATTTTCTATTGATGATTTTAGTTGACTTCCTCAAACAACATGATATTATGTCTGTGTTGTTTGAGAAAATTTTTTTTAATTATTTGAGGTATATATTATGAGTTATGTTGAAACGTTAGTTGAAAATGAAAAAAAAGTTACACAAAAAGCGATAGTTGCCGATTTAAATAACGATGAGTATAGTTGCCTTTACTTCGCCACAGAAGAACAAATTGATAAGCTAATAAAGTCTGGTAAAATATCAGAAGATATTTCAAGTATCTATCAGGATTATCAAGAAGAACTTCGAGTAATTAAAGCCGAATATGTAGACGAATCATTCGATAAGTAACTTTGGTTTATCCATGTTGTCATGTGCGACTCTGCATTCATGGCAACATAAAGTAGCACCGTCCTTACCTCTGTAATTCAAGCTAGGATTGCATTTATTCTTACAAACCTTACATATCTGAATATCTTCGTTCAAATCCTTCATTAATAATTCTAATTTTGTAGTTAAATCGCTCATAATGCTATCCTATTAATTGTGTAATCGAATTGTTGGCTATTATAAAGCTTAATACGCTCAACTGCATGTTTTAAACTATAGGACTTAGTTTTTTTGCCCCATTTCAATTCATCAACAATATCGATAAAAGTCGCTTGTGCTTTAGAGTTATGTTTACGCAATATTCTACCAATTGTCTGTAAAATGATAATTTTAGACTTCAGTGGATGCGTCATTATAATAACATGCAACCTCTTTATACTTATACCGGTAGAGAATACGCCGATGGATGCAATAATAATTAAACCACCCTCTTCTTCAGCTATAGCTCTAAGTGCGTCACGCTCGTTCACATCAGTTCCACCATTGACTATATGAACTTTATCGTGCAATTTATCACATATTAACTTAAGTTCCTTACCATGCTTTATATGCTTATACATAAGCACTACATTTTTACCTTGCTTGGCTATTCCATGCGCTAATTTGCAAAGTTTTACATTTCTCTTAACATCACCGGTGATCGCCGCTACTTCTGATTGATATGGCAAGCCCTTACGCTCTTTTAAGACACTTGGTGGGTATTCTAATATCAATGCCTTAATTTTTAAATTGGACACCGTACCAGCGTCTATGAGTTCTCTTGTGGTCACTGGTTTAAATACATTTCCGAAGTGACCGATCAGCGCCAATAAATGGGATTTAGATTCTTTAAAAGTTCCAGATAATCCACATTTAATTGGACAATCTGTTAGGTTTTGAATAATATTTGTTAGATTTTTAGCCGTAGCCAAATGAGCTTCATCTGCCATATAACAAGAAAACTGGTCAAACCAATCTTTGGGCATTTTGCTAATAGATTGCCATGTGGATATTACAACCCTAGCACCACCGGAATCTTTCTCTTTACCGGACATAATAATATGAATATCTTTAGAAGAAAAATTATCATCAGTTGAAGAGTAATCGATTAAATCACTTTGCATCTGTAAAACCAATGCCGTAGTTGGAACAGTGATTAACACTTTACGATCGTAGTTTTCTAATGCATATCTAGCGGTAATGTATTGCATTAATGATTTACCAGAACTGGTAGGACATTCCATTAATCCCATAGACTTATCAAAAAGCATTTTTTTAACACAATCTAATTGGTAGTCTCTTGGTTTAATTTTATTACCGCCGGTAGTTAGTGGTAATTTATCGACCCATTCGTTAAACTGCTTGTCTTCTTGTTTAAAGTCGTCTATAGTATTCACTGAATAGTCGTACTGCTCACAAAATGTTAAAAGGTGTGAATATAGTCCGATGGGTAATAATTTAGTGTATGATTGATACAGGCGTATTTTACCGTCCCATATTCTTTGCTTGAATTTAGGATTGAATTTATAATTGTCAACGTAAAATGCAAAGTAGTCGCTTAGTTCCATTTTTATTGAAATGCTTGCGTCAACACTTAGCCATACATCGTTTATTTTAGTTACAGTTACATTATTCATAAGTTACTCAATATTATCATATATAAATATTTATACAACCAATTTAGGATTAAAAATGAAAATTAAATTAGATGAAATGAGCAAAGCAGACTTGATAGAATTAGGAAAATCACTAGGTCTTAAAGTTAATGCTAGAATGAAAGAATCATCGTTGATTGATGCGATTGTTGTAAGTGAATATGAAGACATTTCATACTCTCTTGATGGTGAAAATTTGAGTAATATGGATAAAGATGAACTTGTCACGCTTGGTAAATCATTGGGTGTGAAGGTTGATAAGCGTATGTTGAATGAAAAAATTATCAAATTGATTTGTTCAGAGTACCCAACCGATGTAAATATCCATTATAATTCCGATGATGTTACTATGGTTTCGCCAAATACACCCTTAAAACCAGTTGAAGACGATGAAGTTGACCTAGAAGACGCTGAACCTGAATTTGATGCAGAAGCAGAAGCGGCATTTGAAGCAGAAGCGGCATCAGAAGCGGCATTTGAATTTGAATTAGAATTTGAAGCGGAAGAATCTGAACAGGATACATTACGTAGTTTAACCGAAGAAGACTTGAAGAATATTGATACGGCTAAAGAATTTGATGTAAATGTTGAAGTTGAGCGCGATGATCCAGAAGATGAAGATGTAAACGTTGAATTTGAAGGTGAAAGTGTAACAGTGCCAGAAGGTGATCAGCCAGATGATACATATGTAGCTTCACTAGCAAAACGATTATCAGATGTGACTATATTGAACGAATCTAGGCAATCTATTAAACTTATTGATATTAAAAAATATATGTTTGGTACTAGTGGAAAAGACCAACGAAGAATAACTCGACTAGATAAAGAAATTTGCGATCTTTTATATAAGTATGGTATAAAGGATTTAGTTGATGAATGTATTAACGCAAATGTTGCGCCGCTACATTTACAATTCGCCGCTACATTGGAAAAGCTTTGGGAAGACCAAGGATACCTAATGGTTAGAAGTAACTGGAATAGCTGGTGGATTATCTTTGATAAAAGAGGTAATAGAGAATAAATAAACCTTGACTATCTCATTTAATCTGGTATTGTAGGTACTTATTCAGTAAAACAGTGAGATTTAAATTATGAAATACGCGACACGCCGTTTATTAGATAGTGTATGGACACTAGCCTATGAAGTTGTTGATGGTGAGATTGTAATCGATGAACATAGTCGAGATTTGGATATCGGATATGAAAAAGAGCATGAATTACCACAATACCGTTTGTTAGAAGATGATTACCGAATTGTTGAAGCCGTTTGCTTTAGACAATATACTAGTGAAATGTTAGGTCTTGCTAGTTATGGTGACTTCATTGATGTAAGTAACCCAAAGTACGTATTTGGTTATAACAAGTAAACAAAAAAGCCGCTAAATTAGCGGCTTTTTATTAGTTACTAAGTCTTACAGACCTGTGACTTCGACTTTACGGAAATACTGATTTGCACCAATTCCTCTCATTCCAGACATTATCTGCTTGTTGGTCATTGCGACAAACGGATTAACCTGAGTACCGTAGCGAGTTTTAAACGCCATGACAGGTTGCATGTTCTTCGCATCAGCACCACGTAGCGGAGTAAGCGGAATGTATGGGCTATAGAAAACACCAGCATCCATTTCAGTTGCGCCTTTAAAGCCAACAACAAAGTAATCGTTTTCAGCATACTGGTCGATATAGACCTTGAACTTACCACCTAATACACCGGCAAATACCGAAGTGTTAGTGTCAGTGTTCATGCTTGCAGATTGCAAACCTTGAGCGCCGTAGGTAATTCCAGTGTCAACCATTGCAAGTGCAGAAACAACATTGCGTGTAGCAATGATGAAGTTACCAGCACCGCGACCAGTTTGACGACCGATTTCGTTAGCTTCTTTTTCGATTTGAATTAGCAACATTTTATATGTTTCGCCAGCCCAACGCGCGCCTTTGATATCATTCGCATCTGTTAGGTCGAATACACCAGTAGTAGTTGTACCACCAGTTTTACCCGAAGCACCTACTTGTGATTGAACCAAGATGAAGTTTATGATTTCACGGTCAATTTCGACTAAAATTTCGTTAGAAAGAATAGCAGATAATTCAGTGTCAGCATCCAAACCATGTACAGCTTTCAAGTCCTGTGCAAGTTCAATAGAGTATTGAGCTTTCAACTGACGAGATTTAGCTTCGATAGTCTGCTTGTCGATACGGAAAGACATTTCGTTGAATGGATTTCCTGACGTACCGTTAAACGCTTCCATAGCTTCAGCAACAGATGTTAAGATACCGTTACCAGCTTTAAACAATGCACCAGCCGTTAAAGCAAGGTCTACTGTGTCGTAAGTACCACCAACCGCGCTTAAAGTAGCTTGGAATACGTAGTATTCACCATCATCACCAGCACCAGCACCATCAGAATCAGTACCAATTACACCGATATTTTCATATCCAGTAATTTCACTTGCCAAGACTTTATAAAAATCACCTTGAGAAATTGCTTGTGAACCAGCTAAACCAGAATCAGTTAGTGTGGGTAAACTTGCAACTAATGCTTGTGTGCTTGCGCCTGACTTGCTAGGGCTACCAGACCAATGTACGTTTGGTGCAACACCCGGTGCGAAAGCTTCTGAACCATTTGTTGGATCTGAACCGTAAATCGTACGCATTGCGAATATTTGACCAGTAGGTCTGGTCATTGGCTGAACACCAACTGTATCGAACGCCATTAACTTAGGGATTGCTCTACGAACCATACCCATAATCGCGGGACCGACACCAACTATACCAGCATCTGTAGTACCAGCGGCAATACCAGCTGTTGTTGCATCGTCAGAACCAGCGTTTGCATCTGAATAACTACCTTGGGTCATAGCTTCACCTAATACGCGGGGCGCATCGGAGATAGACATATAGCCAGTTTGCTCTAGATCTCGTTCTTGGTTTTCTAAAATTACAGCAGTAATTTCTTTTCTACCAGAAGAAACAATTTCAGGTAGAGTTTCAGCTTCTAAAAGTGGCTTCCATTTGTTAGCCAGAACTTTTCTTGATTGTACACTCATGTTATTTTTCCTTTAAAAAGTTTAATTACCTGAAGCCGATTTTAGATAGGCATTCATTTTGATGTCACTTACGTTTGCTACGTCTTTCACATTTTCAGTAATATTGGTTTTGTTAATCGTTTGTCCTGAAACGTCTACCTTTGGGGTATTCTTTTTAGATGCAAACTCAACGATATTTTTAAGCTTACTGGCAAATTCATCGTTGTATTCCAGAGATTCAGACAACTCTAAAACTTTTTCTTTCTGTGTGTCTGCTAAATGTAAACACGCTTCAGAAATTTCTTTATTTTTGTTGAATGAAGTCATTTCAGATTTTAATGATACGTTTTCGTTCAACAATTTATCGTTCAACACATCACGCTCATTAACTTCTTCTTGTAACTCAGCAACAATGTCAACACCATCTTCTGGTACGACAATGTGGTTTTCAACAAATATTTCTTTCATTGACATAACTAATGATTCGAACATTTCTGCTTTTAATCCATTAGTTACCGCTAATTCATTTTCTTTAATATATTCGTCTGCAACATATTCCAAATATGAATTAATATTATTGCTAAAACTTTCTTTAATATACTCACCGTACTCGTTGGCTTTAACTTCTAAAGATTCTTTAACGTACTCAGCATATTCTTCCACATTGTCATTCAGTTCATTAATTGACTCTTCGGCAATAGATAATGCTTTAGATGCAACGGACGCTTCGATGATATGTAGAAACTTCTTCTGATTCGTTTCAGTTATAGATGTTCCTTCGAATAAGGTGGAAACTTCTTCTGAAAGTTGATCTGAACTTTCTGAAACCAATAGATTATATCTTTCAGTAAGTTCCTTTTTTAAATCGCTCATTAGACTCTCCAATTTCGTTCTACACTTATATTTATATTCCAAATGTCACTACATTTTAAAATAATGTTATATAAGTATAAAATAATGTTATATTAAGGTTTTTCGCTTAATATTATTTATATGTTGCGCCACTAGACTTACCAGCCTTTATTAGCCTAGTTACGTTATCTAAACAGTTACTTACTTCGACTTGTATATCTTTCGCCACTTTTTTTGTAGCTCCGCTATTTTCAAAGCTATCTTTTGGCGCGCGCACAATACTGGTGTGTAAGTTATCTAGCATTTTTACAGTTCTTTCTAAATTAGAATAAACATCATATAATTCCATTTCCACATCTGGCGCTTTGGCTTCGTTTAACTGGGATTCGCCTAGATATTCTTTGTATGTTTTCATCTTTTACCCTTTTTAATCTTGTTAGCTAGATCATCTATATAATCAAACTTATTTAAATAACCGTATTCATCATTATTTTTAACATCAGATAGCCCAAAGTAATCACCCATTTCGTATTCATAATAGATACTGGATATTTTAGAAGCACCTTTGTATAGATAGCTACTATCACCAAACTTATTACCATTTTCACCATATGGTGTAGACACAACCTTGACTGAAAAACCATGAGGTAGTTGAATACTACCATTTTTCGATTTACCTTGTCTGACGGCATCTAGTAAAGCAACGTACTTTTTGTGCATTGGTATACTAGATTCTTGTATTAAGTATTCTTTGAATGATATCATTAGTTTCCCTTTTCAAATGTTCGTGCTATTCTACTTGCCATATCAGCCCACTTATTGAGATCTACTTTGTAATTCTTTGCGACTCTTTCCATTCTATCGTCACCGCTATCTAACCGCATAACTTTAGTATAAAGCTTATCAGCCATATCAGCGGCTTTGCTTAAGTGGTTATTAATCTTCTGCAATTCGGCTACCATATTAATTGTCTTAGCTTCAGTTAACGTTTCCATTTTATTGAATATGTTATTCCATTCATCGGCATTTTGTTCGCCGACTTCTTGAATGTTTACGTAGTCATTTCCGATTGATTCGTATACGCCTGTCATTGTCGCGCCCGGTGCTGACTGATCCTGAACAACATCAAACCCAACGGTAATATTAAAGTCAGTTACCTCATTGAACTTTTGACCATTCAAGGTTTTTTCCTGTAGATTACCAAGTCCTCTTGAACTTGTCTGAACGCGCCAGCCACCTTCGACCAAACCTCTAAGAATTTGACCTCTTGGGGTATTTAGTACTTTAGCCTTAGCGTAAACTTTTTCACCAATCATTTTCATTTCAACGATTATATGACTAGCTTCGGCTGGATCTGGATTTGGTCTAGCTGGATGATTCAATTCACCCAATGCTTTCATTTCCTTTACATGAGTAGAATTATACTTAGCAACGGCGACTTCCATTACACTTTTAGGGTAAAGACGATTATTTTTATTGATAACATCTGCGACCATACAAACACCTTCAATATATAACTCATTACCCTTAGTTTTAACTTCGAATAGTTCAACTTGACTTTCTACTATAAATGACATACTTATATTCCCTTCGGCATTATTGAGGTTTCTAGTGCATTTATACTAGCTACCGCGCGTTTTTTTTTCTTACCTGAAAAAGCGACAACTACATGCGCTTTAATTTTAATTAATGAAGTCACTAATTCTTTAACTAAATCTGTAGACTTTTTGACAACCTCTTTAGTTTTAACTGCCAAATCCCATCCAGTAACCGCATCGATAAAATGAATCGGCCCGGTGAATAAATGCAACGTAGCTAGGTCGAGCTTGTATAGAAAATCTAAAACATCTTCTTTATTAATAGTCTTTAGGAGTTCCTTAGCGGCATCATTATCGCCTTTAATTATTAATAAGAATAACTTACCAGTACCAACCAATATATCTTTAGCGTAGTCGATTAAGCCCTTAGCCTTGTGAACCTTTAACCCAATCTTCCCTAAGTAATCATTTAATCCCTCGGTTAAGCATTCTTCACTCTCTACAAGTATATCGTCTACTGTAGATAGATATACAAGAGTATGTACGCGCAATTCCGTTTCAGACAATTGCGCGCCAACAGTTTTTAATTCGTTTCGCTCAGATAAAAATTCTTGATACGATTTCATTATTGTTCCTTAAAGCCCTAAGTTTTTACGTTTCTTATTGGTCTTTTTACGCTTACGAAGGGCTTTCTTCTGACCACCAAGATCTTTCTTCTTAGTTTTTGCGGCTTTCTTAGCAATCAAACGCCTTTTGGATTTTGATAATCCGGTAGTTTGTGTTGCTTTTCGTGCGCGCGTTTTTCTATCTAATACCTTTTTAATAGACCCATCTGGATTAACTTTCTTAATGATTTTTTCATCAAGATCATCTTCATGACCTTCATGTTCAACTACCAATTTTAAATCAGTCATTACTAGAGTCCTCTAAGTCCTCTTCACCATCGATACGAACTGTACTAGCAATATCAGCTTTCATGCTATTTAGCTTATTAGACATTATTTCGGACATAGCGGATTTAAATTCTTTGTCAAACTGTGTTAGTTTTCCGTTATTAGCGGCGGCTATCATATCGTCATATTTCATTCTTCTTCAACCTTATACTGTTTATTGGATGCTTCTTTGGCAATTTGTTCATCTTGATCTTTAATATCTTCATCAGTCTGATTCAATATCACTTTACGAACAAATTCATGGGAAACATATTTACCCACAAATGAGTTTATTGCTTCTAACGACTCAAGCCGCATACCCAATATCTCTAATTCTTTCTGTTCTTCAAAGTATGAATCTTTGTTATATATTATATTTATATGTGAAAGATTATTTGCCCAATCATCTTCGGTAATAATACCTTTTAAAATGCACTGAATTCTTAACGGTTCTAGGAAAGTACCCTGATATCGTCTTTGCAATCTACCGATGAATTTGGCAAATCTTAATTCTTCTCGCGTTATTTCTGAACCTCTACCGCCAAATGTTGCTTCAGTACTAAATCTCGACTGAGGAACGCCTAGTGCTTCATATAGCTTGCGGTTAAAGTATTCGATATCATCAATTTCGCCTAGCGATTGTGCACCGGGTAGTGTTGATATTTCAGTACCCTTTGAACCTTCGCGTCTAGGTAGCCAATAATCTTCCATGATAGAGTTAACATCATTTTTAGTATCGGTCTTACCGGTTGATGAATTGTAAATAACTTTATTATTAAATGAATCCATTATAGACTTCATGAATTGTTTAGCTTTAGTGTTAGGCATTTTACCAACATCAACATAGAACACTCTACGTTCTGGCGCGCGCGCTAATCTATAAATTACTGAACAATCTTCAACCATTCTAAGTTGGTTAGCATTTTTTACAGCTTTGTTCAAGTTAGATAATATTTTATCATCAGTCCCAGTTATACCAGAATGAGTATAAACGATAGCATCTTTAGGAATTCTAACTTCAACCATATTCTTAGAACCACTTGTATAAGATTTACTCGGATCATCTTTATCCTGTGAATATACAAAGTATTCAACAACATCAGCAATAACTTCAACATGCCCTTGGGCTTGACGCTTATGAATTTCTCTAACCTTTCTGGTACGTCTTGGATCTAATTGTCTTAGCTCCTTAATACCATTTTTAATATCTTTACCTATCATAATATGATGATACTGCCTACCATCGACATACCATTGACGGAATTTACTCCACCCATTGTTTTCAAAATCATATAGGTGTAAGATATTTTCCATTTCTTCTAAAATTTTTGACTTGACAGATTCACTAAAGTCTGAATCTGACAAGTCCACGGAAACGGTTTCTACATTTTTTTCGTATACTATCGCATCATCAGTAATTTCAGTTATCGCCCTATCAACTTCTTGATTAGCCGCAACTTGCCTATACTGATTTATTAGTTTTTCATCGTTAACATCTGTGTTAACATCCCAAGTCAGTCCATATACCTTTCGTAGTGGATAATTGGAATCCACAATATCATCTACAGCACCGTCCGTATTAGCGGGTATTGCAAACGATTCATCTGCAATACTTGTTGTTTCTGCATCTTGCTTTTTAGCAAAATATTTTAAAAACGGTAATTTAACATCATCAAACATAATTTATTTATTCCTCGTCAAAGTAGTCATATGCTATGGTAATTTCGAACATTTCCACAGTATTATTGTCTTCCCAGTCTAAAGTAACTTCACCAACACTAGTTGGAAAGCATCCGTATAACTTTTGCTTATAAGTCTCTTCACCTTTACGATTGTATCGTTTAATGGTTGCAAGCTTTTTGTAATCTTCTGGTTGTTCACCAGTGATTTCCAATCCTTGACCGGCGGCTAAGTTCATCCATGCCAACACAGATTTTCTTGTGTTTTGAGATTCTTCGTTATAAACTGTAATAGTCCATGCGTCAAATTCACGGTCACCAGCGATTTTAATCTTTCGGTTTTGATATGCAACTAAAACTTCAGGAACAATACCGGCTGGCATGTTCGCGGCTTTACATTTAAATTCGAAGTTCCGACCTAAGAACGGTATTTCTACCGCAAAAAGGTTGGGTCTTGCAAAGTCACCAGATTCGTATGCTGATCTGATCCCATCTATATTAAGTGCCATTATTATTCTTTCCTTATCTTGTTAACAGTTCATCAAAATCTACCGCACTTCCAGATGCAATAAAGTTTAATTGAATGAAGTTGATAGACCGCGCTGGTTTAATGTATATATCAGCAACAAACTGATTGGAATCGATAACTTGAGCAGTATTGTTAGTTTCATCAACAACACACAGAAAATCGATAATTCCACGTTTGGCTTTTACAGACTGCAAATATTGATCTATTTCAGCTTTAAAGCTAACCCTAGTAAAATTGTCATTCAATTCAAATAGTTTAAATTGTGAACTGTCACTAATAGCTTTCTTCAATGTGTTGAATAATCTACGAACATTAATTCTGTCAAATGGGGTTGCTGAAACCGATGAAGTTTTATCACCATACAAGAAGAAACCCTGACCTGAGAATGCAACAACTGGGTTGACTCCATTTTCATATAAAGTATCTCTATGCGATTGATTAGTACTAAGTGCCAATTTAGTAACACCGCGAATTTGACCACGATTTACACCAGCTGGGCTAAACCAAGGTGCGGCTACATTATCCGTAACTACACATAGACCGGCGATATCGGCATTCAATGGAATCCAACGATATGTGTCATTGTATTTATCGTATTGATATTTATAGTTACCGTCAACCGCACAATAAGATGATGCTATATTAATAGTAGATGTTTTATAATCTACAATATTAGTAATCGCTGTTCCTACATCAGATGCATCAACTACATCAACCTTTTTAGGAGATATAAATGCGATTGCATCTTGTCTCTTTTCCATTAAATCACTTAGATTAGTTACTACTGAATCACCAACTTCAGCCGCATCACCCGCTATGAATAGATTTACATAAATCTCATAACGGTCTTCGAATGCATCCCACGCCGTAACATATGCGTCTTCTAAAGATGCTTCGCCGTCATTACCACCAGACATAAACGTATCTTCTAAACTGCCTAAGTTCGGGCTAGAGTTGGCAACTGCCATTATATAGTTACTAGATTGACTCAACACAGTAGCAACCGATAAACTGTTATCATAGATATCTCTATCAGTAGGATCGTTTGAAGTAGTGTGAGTTTCAACTACAGCACCATCCAATCTTACAATTATGAAATTTTGACCAAAATCTAATTTATAATTTGTATATTGTGAATATGCTGAAAAGCTTGCTTCTTGTTCAAAAATCTCAATTGAAATTCTGTTACCAAATACGCCAACATATTTAGCTTGAAGGTCGGTCGAAACCTCGGCGGTAGCGGCAACGGCATCACTTCGAACGGCACGCAAAATTCTTAAATCGTTACCGTATGATAAAAAGTTTGATGCACTAAAAAAGCTTGCAAAGTTATTGTCCGTAGGTTTACCATACAACCTAACTAATTCAGTTTCGTTTGTTACTTGTGTGATAGTTTCTGGATCACCCCAAGAAAATTGTCCAACTAGAGCCGCGCGCCCAGTTGAAGCATTGTTAATTGTAGTGGTTAAAGAACTCTCAGTTGATTCTATACCGGGCGAGATTAAAGCCATTTTCGTTTCCTTTTTAAAATTTGATTTTAAATCAAATCAATTATAATACTATTTATACACGTAAATTATATCGATTTGGGTGTATCGTTTTTACTTAATTACCTATATTTATACACGTAAATCCTAAGTTCATGTAATTAACCTATCTGATTCCAAATAATATCACCATCTTGGAACGCATCTTCATCTTCCAACAGTCCATGTTCATCTTCAACACCATCACTTAACATTGCGAATGGTGAATACTTGTCTAAGTTTTCTTCGATTTCAGTTTTAAACACATCAGCACCAACACGATTTTCATTATCCGTATAATCTTCAAATTGTGTCCATGTGGTTAAGTATGCAAATATTACCAATGTCATAACCATATCGTCATGTGGGTCTTCGCTATCGGGGTCAGCTTGCCAAGAATTTCTAACCTCAATGAATGAATATAATTCATTTATAGTGTCTTCATCATTGACAACTAAAAAATCTTTTTCGATTAAATCCTTTAGTGTCACACAACCCACCGCTTTCGAACGCTTAGTCTGTTTCATACCTAAGTCGTCCATTGACTCACATATTACATTTTCGTACTCTAGGTGCGTGTACAGTTCGCCAGCCACCGAATATCCGATATCGTTTAGCTCTATTAACACCCACGACATATTATACAATGTTGCGTACTTCATGATCACAGATGGATAAAGCATATAACTTAATTTATTGTTTCTATATCGAGCAACTTGTTCATATGGATAACTAGTAACATCGAAAATTGAAAATGCGGAATAATCCTGATTTTTACCTTGACCACTATCTACCGTTAGAATATATTTATGATCCTGAACCGGTTCAAAGAATTGCTTAAATAACTTATCTTCGTCTTCGAATATTGGTTCAGCCGCCGATAATAGAGTTAATTTATGTCCGTTTATTAATGTACCGGACGTACCCAAAAACGCAACTTCGTGTTCTTGTCGAAAATCTTCGGCGGTTGATGCATTAATTTGTACATCCTTCCAATAATCACCACCATCGTATTCATCATTTTCATCATATAACCTATCGTGAACATCATTCCAGATTGTTGAGTATGGTACAAAGCTACTTTTGCCAGATGTTGCGGCTTTCCATCTTGTGTAATAATGATTCATTCCATTTGGTGTAGATGTCAGTATTACTTTTGATTTTCGACCGGACGAAATAACTGGCCAGGAGCCCCGCCAAAAATCCTCAAATCCCGCAACAAACGCACACTCGTCAACATAAAGCATAGCGATTGATTCACCACGAACACCACCATCAGTAGATGCAAATGCACCAACTTGACACCCATTATCGAATTTAACGTTACCTTTGTTCCATTCATCAATACCGGGTTGTAGAAAGTCTGGTAAAAATTCAATTACCTTTTTAATTCGTTGTAATATCTCAGCCGCCATTTTGGATTTATGTGCCAAACATGCGACATTTTTATCACGATTGAATACAATGTAGTGGGCAATAAATACAGCAACAACCGTAGTCTTACCTAACTGTCTTGATAATAGAAATTGGCTAAATCGATTGTTGGTCATAACGTCCAACATATCATCCTGAAACTCTCTAGGATTTATCTTCATCGTTCCGTGATCTACATGTACGATTGCACAATATTCGCGCGCAAAATAATGGATATCATCACGACATTTTTTCCATTCCTCTATCATAGCCAAAGACCATTTAGTCTCTATGTGCGCGCGCTTTAAATTTGGTGTGTTTAAATACCTACTACGTTTATTGTACTTATCTTTAAATGTAGCAAATTCTTTTCTACTCTTAGCCTGAATTTCAAATTTGCGAATAGGTGAATGATACTTTTGCCAATCTATTAAATGTTTTGGAAATAATTTACCACCAACACCCTCAACCATTTCTACATCTTCGGGTATTACCGGTGCATATTTTTGAAAATAACTATTCATCTGGATTTATCAGCTTTTCATCTTGGGCATCTTGTTGTGAACCAAATTTCTCCATCAAGTCAGCAGTAGAACCAATGAACACATTATCAGCCGTAATATTGGTAGAATTAGTTGGTTCTGGGGCTGGCTTAGAAATTTCGGCAACTTCTTTATGCACACTAATAATTTTGGAATTCAATGCGGTTAACTGAGCCATTATTGTTGCAAAAACTTCCATTTGCTTAGGATGTTCACCATTACGAGCATTTTCTAATGCAATCTTAGCCGCTTCCATAAGCATTTGTTGCTGAAAGTCCATGCCTTGTCTTACCTTAGAATAATCAGCCGATATATCATCCTGACGCTTATTGATATCACTTTTAACTTCTATAAGCTGAAATTTATCTAGTTTGGCTTCATCTTCTAGGGAATCCACACCGGGTATATCCGATATATCCATATAACTATTTACACTTTCTGTCATAATTTCCTCAACTCAATAAGTTAACTCCAAGTAGAGTCCTTAGTATGTTCATCTGTTTCAGCCGCACTTAGTGGATTAACGTCCCACCGTACACCGGAATCCGCAATAAAATCGTCCAGCTGTGATACGTCCTTAATGATTATGGATTCATTGTATAGATTATTTATAACTGTTTTAATGTCTTTAACATTATCCTTTATCATTGGGTAGTAATAACCCTTGAGCATAAATGTAAATGACCACTGAATGATTCGCCTTTGGCTACCAGCGCCCTCTAAATCTTCTTCCGGTTGTACCGCTTCAAGATCCACAGAAATGTCTCTATTATTCACTACAACGTCCGTACCGCTAACAAGATCCTTTATGGTTATGTTGAAATGCGGTTGAAAGAATGGTATAATCTGTTCAACAATTTGCAACATATCATCTTCGTATCGAGTAAATACACTTAACTCAAAGTTCAAGTTGTAAGGTACTGGATTCATGACCACAGATTTTGTACTATCTGTCCTAGTAAACTGAACCTTATTTTTTAGGTTCGTTTTTCTCATTGGGTCATATTGCATAGAATTCATAGAGTACCCCATTCTTGGCAATATGGTTTCCAACTCTACCGAAGTTATATTTGGTGTAACATTAGAGTTTGGATCTAACTCGGATTTATCCTGAAACAAATCACTATTCAATTTAGCAAAATACTTTTCTTTATTGGCAAACCCCAACGGTACGCGAATAGTTTTACCATCACCGCGCCGAACAGTTATATTGTCAAACAGAGATCCAAATATAGAAATATATTGTCTCGTTGTTCCGTGATAAAAATGATTAAACATAACCTACCTTATTATTCGAATGGATTAATATTTGATGAAATAATATCATCGGCTTCATCACCAATATCGTCAGCTTGTTCATACTGAACTTTGTCTGTATCAGTTACGCCATTTATTGATTCAACATCATCGATTATATTTTGTGGCAACTGACCAATATCTCCAATATCACTACCAAATATCGTATCTGTCATTTCGATTGTCTCATTACTATACGTGAATTTCTGAGCCGTCACTTTTAATTGTGGCAATGTACCATTCGGATACCATGGCTTTTCGTCCTCAACATATGTCACTTCGAATAATGCCTTACCCATTGGGAAATATATTAAATCACCTTCTCTTGGTTTATTTGATTTGTCGTTAACTTGATGATTAAACAAAAATGGATTTACTACCAGATTCAATTCATCATTTACTGTATATCCGAACTTTGAATATATGTCACCGTCACCCGCATATTCATCAAAGCTTTCGACATACATTGCAATTTTATAAGTTTCTTCAAATACAGAAGTCGGGTCTTCACCAAACAATAAATCGGGATCATTGTGTTCACGATATATGTAGAAACCCTCTACACCATTTTTCTGAATAGATTCCATAGTTAATGAATGTAACAGGTCTTTTTCGTTATCATTATTAGTAAATCCACCAGTATGTGGATTCAATGCCCAGTTATCTCTAGTACCATCAGCACCACCGTATCCGTCTTGAGTCGATAAGGTAGCGAATGTTAGATTGCTTATTTTATGTACTGCCATGATTACCCCATCATTACGCCAAACGGTTCTTCGATCGCTATCAACTCTTCACGTAATTCGGCTAATTCTGTCACAGCTTCATCGTAAATAGTTTGACCTTCTACTGTAACGCCACCAGCTAATTGTTGATTGCCATATTTTTTGAGGTTAGAACCCCATTGATATTTTACATATGCGGTTGACATATCTTTGACCCAACGCACGTTATATACATTTTGTAATTGTTCAGCACCAACACCACCAGCGATCAAAGGATATTGTTGATATGTTGCGCCACCATCACCCGCGAAGTTTGCAATATTACCACCGCCAGCACCCGCCGCATCAGATACAGATACAGCCGTTTCGACATAGCATTCAAGGAATACGATTTGATCTTCCAAAAATTCGTCAAACAATTTAAGTTGTCGATTCATTCCATTGTAGTGATAACTTGTATTCGGCGTGACTAACTTTTTAAGGGTTTCTAAATTAGAACTCATCAACTGCCATGATACCATATCAAATTGTGTTCCAATTCCAATACCGCCACCGTAACCATAAGACCTACCACTGTCAGTGTTATTGATCAGACCATATATCCAATCGGTAACGACCGCACTTCCACTGTACTGATCAAGAATATTATTCTGTGTAGACTCGACTTTACTAATACCTAATATCGGTTCATCAAATGTAATAATACCAGTTGATGCTTCAGCCGCCGACAATCTTCTAACGACATATGTTTTATCGACACCATCGTAATGATATTCGACAAACAATTCTATTGCTCTACTAATACAGTCGTACACTTGGTCCTCGGTAACTTCTATATTAATTACCGGAGCGCCCAATCTACGCAATATGTGGTCTTTTAGTTCTATACCAGTTTTGACATTAAACGCCATTATTATTTCCTATACAGTTGTGCCAGAAGCATTTACCCAATTAACTCCATCCCACCAGATCGGCAATCCTAAATCAGTGTCGAAATATTGATGCTGATATTCGGTTGGTCTTGATGCAGTATCGCCACGTAATGCAGTTAAGTCATATAACCGTTCAATATTACATAACAGTTGATGATCCAGTATATTTAGTGTATCATCAGATGATGGGGCATTAGCACCCAAAGTTACATTAGTACCGATTAATTCGGTTCTGTTTAAAAACCAAGAAACCAAAACTTGCGCGGGGTAAGCCGCATCTGGTATTCTTGCAAAAGGTAAATTTCTAGCCATTGTGTTATTCCTTAAATTGTGTTAGACCATTGTATTGCTGTGTTAGAGTCGAATGATATACCGCCAACTGGCGCAACAACTGGATCTCTATAAAGTACTAATAGTATCGCCGTATCGCTGTGTAATTGACCTTGGGTATATGTTATCCATTTTGGGTCACGTTCTGCGCGGATTAGTCCAATATTAACTATATGGTCATTAGGCATGTTACTACCAATATTTGGAAAGTATGCCATTACAACACCCATTTCATCTTCATTTTTGTTTTCGTATACGGTTACTAATATTTCTTTACCTTCCAACAATGCGCGCGATATTGTCACTATTGTTGGTGCAGACGCTGGGCTACCATTATGCTTATATGCTTGCGTCCATGCGGGTAATACTGCATCCGTACTTAAACCTAAAACAGTTGCTGAACTAAAATCGACAGTCGTATCGGTAAAATCAGTATCACCGTTTATTGTAAAATCACCATTGACGGTAACAGTACCAAATCTACTATTACCATCGAATTGATTATCACCAATAGAAAATATATCACCATCAACATTCAATGATGCATCTTCCTGAATCCGCAATATACCATCTTCTAATGTTATACCCGCGCCTACGGTTATAAAATTCAGTATTGTGTTTCCGGTATGTATTCCATCTAATTTATGTGGCGTATTATCCAATGCTTCTTGAATGGTTTCACCGTCAAATTGTGTGGTACTTTTTTCGAAATATAAAAATTGCGCCATATCTCTAGCGTGTTGGTCAGCTCTACTCATGCTACTCGTCTCCAAGAATACACCACTACGAATGATGGGGTTATGTCTAATGCCGATGGGGTTTCGTTCCCAACTTTGGCAACATCCGATTTAACAACTAATGGTGAACTATTCGGATCAGTACTACAGCCAGTCAAATCTATGTCACCATTAGGATCAACTTTAATATATTTTTCTGAACCTGAATTTGTTAACGGAATATTATCAGCCGTTAATGTTTTGTCCATTGAACCGCCAGTTGCATGATGAACGCCAAATTCTTCATCACCATCCTCATATCCAATTTCAACTTTACCCGCCGAATGAACTACCCAAGTTCCAATGCCCATATAATCGGCTGGATTTGCGGGGTTAGACGCATTTTTATATATCGTACCGATTGGGTATAACGTATCAAACATAACACCAAAGTCACTAAACCTAATTCCAGTTTCGGTGGGTGCGCCGCCTGTGGTACTGTAATCATTGACACCCGCATTCGGATACCGTATTTTATTAGTTCTATTAACTATTGGGGTTGCGGTATTCATATACTGGGCATCGGATAATTCTTTAATTCCACCCAGACCCTCAAATTCTAAAGTCGAACCAATGTTACCGTTTAACCATCTAATTTCTAATAACTGATTACCGGAGATTGAACCCTGAATAACTATTTCAGAAAACACACCAGATGGATCACTAATATCGTATGTGTAATCTGACACATTGTTAGATGCGCCATTAGAATTTAATTGAGGTACTTTTAAACCATCAATGTAAACTTCTACAGTCCCCGGGTTATACTGCAATCCACCCGCACCAAGTTGCGCCATTGTAATAGTAGGATTAGAACCAATGTTATAAAGTATTTCACCGTTAACATTCGCACCCGCGCTACTAGATAACACCACGCCATATTGTGAATAGGTTGTTTTAGTAGCCCCAATCGAAGCTAGGAACGTTTTAAACATAATAACGTCACCTATTTCACCTTGAACTCTAAGTCTTACGTCCGTTCCATTCAGTGGCGTTAATGCTGTACCGCCACCAATCGATCCATAATCCGAATCAGCCGTTGGTGGTAATGTATCTGGTTCACCGTAATATAATTCGTTACCGTTTTTATGAACCTCTAAATTATCGATGTTGTAATTAGTGCCGTTGAACACATCAGTAAAATCTTGTTGCGCCGATGTTAATAGAAACGTTCTCTTTAGAATCGAATCACCAGTAGATGCTTGAGGAATGCTATCAATCGTAATTCCCTTGATATATTTAAAATCGTATGATACTAATGAGCTATCGGATAATACCAATGTCACATCTGAGTATGGTGTATTAACCACATCATCGGCTGAAGTACCACCAACATGATCGCCACTACCCGCTTGCATTACAACTGTATTACTATTCCATGTACCCTTTACATCGCGTAATTTTATGACCTTACCGTAATCGGATGGGGTTGGGTCTTGCGGTAATATGACAGTGACTGATCCACCTGACGTATCGATAATGTATGAACTACCGAATTCAACGGTTAATGTACCGGAATCACTTCCAAGATGTGTTTGCCACGCGCCAGCTGGATACAACTTTTCACCGTCACCTAATTCATCATAGATTTCACTGAAGTTGCTATTTATCTTTTCGCCACCCTTACGTAGATAATCACCTGTTAGGTCGTCTACTGTAGAACCTAGTTTAATTATATGCTTCACTAATTATTTCCTTAATAACGAATTTGGTGTAATGAATAACTTCCCATCAAATTTTGAATTTACTGACATAATATATTTACCATCTTTAAACACAGTTTCGTATTCGATTAGGTCTTCACCAATATGTGATATCTCGTATTCACAGTTGTCGGTGACTTTTAAGTTTATGCTCTCTATCTTATATTTAGTGTGGAAAGTTAAATCAAAGTCATAAAGTGAAAGAAAGTTAAGGTTGCATATGACTTTCTCATATGGTACATCGGCTTTTATATCAACTTCCTCTGATCTACGATTAAATAGTGTGTTGGATACCCACGTTAATTCATCAACCAAAGTAAATTTGACATTTGCGTTATTTTCAGCGACTGTCATTGACGGTCCACCGTCCACTGTTCCACCTTTTGGCGCGCGCACTTCTACCGTAGCATCAAAACACCCAAATAAATCATTGATGGTTACTATACACCCAACAGTAACATCAACCGATGGGCGTTCTTGATTCTTACTATTTGGTAGTAATACAATTGCTCTACCGTTTCGAGTATCAATGTGGTACTCATGAATATCTGGCTTCAATGCAGACTGTAATTGGTCTGGTAATAATATTAAATTTTTCATTATGACTTTCTCCTAAAATGTCATTACAATTCGTAACTCTTCGGCTTGTCCAACAGTCTTAGTGATCGGTTGCCTATTTTCCATATAAATCATTTCACCAGTTTCATTTATAATATCTTCAGCCGCATGAAACTCTTCAAACGCCTTGACATCTGGATCGACAATAAACGCTTTTGTCAATATCGGATTAATAATTAATGATATCTGTCTG